CCTCGGCCGGCGCGCGGCATATCAGGCAGCCCAGGCGGGCCACGGCGTCTAGGTGGGCCTTCTCGTCCTTGTTCGGCTGTTTACGCGCCATCATCGGCCTCCAACCTCTCTACCGCGCGCATCAGCTCTACCAGCGTGCTAGACGGGCGGCGCTGCCCATGCTCCAGCCTCCAAACGTAGGCCTGACCCACACCCAGCCGAGCGGCGGCGGCCCGCTGGGACAGGCCCATTCGGACGCGCCACGCTTTGATTTCTTCCGGTGTCATCCCATCGCCCGGACGATATAGGCTTCGTCCTGCCCGGGCTCGGGATACTGGATGCGGGTCCTCCCCTCGATGATGATGTAGCCGGCATCGAGGGCGACGGCCTCCGCTTCTCCGGTAGTTTCGGCTGTGCCGGCCTCAGCATAGCCATCTTCGTTGGCGAAATCGACGAGTACGGGCAGGGTGTCGGTCATGGCTGGCTCCTGCGTGTTGCGTTGATCGTTAAGTCCATCCTAAACCGACTAACCATGGCAGTCAATTCCCTACCCATCGCATCCCAGTGATCCGTGGCCGCGCTCGGCCTTAGTCGGTTGCTTCTTCGCCATCCCGGCCTTCCTCCGGCGCGCAGCAGAACGGGCAGTAGAAACGATACTGCTGCGACAGGTGCGCGTCCCCTATCGTCCACCAACCCCCGCAGTGCGAACACTGGAAATGGGTAAGCGTCTCCCGGCTACGCGGCATCCTTGAATCTCCCCATCGCCTCCGCCAGCAAGTCCTGCGGCTCGGTCAAATGTACGCCAATGGACGTGGCGGCCCAGTGGTAGATGCGGTCGATGTAGTCGCTCATCTGATCCACCGTGAGCTTGGTGGTGCTCTTGCGGGCCCGGATCGGCTCGCCGCGGATCTCGACAATGTGCGAGCCGAGAAACTGCTGCTTGCACCACTCGTGGATATCCTCGTCGCTGAACTGCATACCCTGGCTGTCGTTGATAAATTCTGCGATCTCCTTGTAGAGAACGCCCCAAAGCAGCCTGTTCTGGGCCAGAGAGCGGTTGCGCTTCTTGGGCCGCGCCACAATCTCCACCGGCTTGCCCGCGCCAAACGCCCCCGCCGCCAGCTCGCGGACGTGGACCTGCCATTCCGCCCAGCGGGCCTCGTTGCCCTGTCGATCCTGGGGGCGGAGCATCATCCGAGCCTCACTCATGGCCTGGCCCCCATTCGCACCCGCCGCAATACGCCGCCTCTGGCTCTTCCGTCACGTGTCGCCAGAACCCGCAGTCCTGCGTTGCCCATTCCCAAGGCTGCCGGCCCGGGTTGAGCGCCGAGTGGCAGTCGTGGAAACGGTGCGGGTGGCACCTGGGGCAGTCACCGATCCCGTCCGGGTCGGTCTTGGGAACCGGTGCGCCGCAGCTTGCGCAGACGATCATTCTGGCTCTACCTCGTCGGCCAAGCGCTCCAGCATCTCCGCCCGGCGTTGGATGAACTCCGCCTGGTGCTCGTTGTAGTGTCGGTTCATGCGGTTGGCCCGGTCACGGAGATACCCAGCCACGGCCTCGCGGTCCTCGTCGGAATAGTCGGTGATGTCGCTCATGCGGCCCCCACGGCATTGAATATGTCCATCTGCCGATCACCCAAAGAGGGCTCCTTCTTTCTGGTCCTGGCATCTCCCACCTTACCAGCGCCCCCTCCGAGATTCTTGACCGCCTGGCGGAAGTAGCTCTCTTTGAGCTCCGCGCCCAAAAACCGCCGTCCTTGCTCAAGTGCCACATAGCCCTCTGAACCAATCCCTGCGAATGGGGAGAGAACCACGTCCCCGGGGTTGGTCCAGAGCCTAAGTCCCCGCCGCACCACCTCTAGCTGCAAGGGGCAAATGTGTTTTTCATCCTCATCGTCCCGGGCTGATCGATATTGGAGAGTGTCGCTGGGGCTTATGTCGGTCCAGCATGGGCTCGCCAGCTCCTGCCATTCGCTGACCGGGAAATCCTCATTGGTGTGGCTGATAGGTTCCGGATTTTCCCCGGGCTTGCGGAATGTAAGGAGATAATCGTTCACGCCATTGCGGCTCATGGCGCTGTCCTTCTTGAGCTGCTTATGAAGAAGCCCAAGCGCCTTGGTGCGGACGGCGGTAGTGACCGGGTTCTTCCAGATCGCTGCCTCGCTATGCCAGATCAGGCCCGCCTCCTCATGGGCACGGATGATCTCGCCCCGGAAATCCCGCAGCCCGATATAGCCCTGATGCTGCTTGCTGGTGGGGATGGGCATGCAGTGAACACTAATCAGCCGCCCGGGCTTGAGAATCCGCGCCTGCTCACGGATCAAGTACTTGTAGTGCTCCCAAAACACATCACCCTCGCTATTTCCCATATCCCGCTCGCTGGACGAGTAGGTGTAGAGATTGGGGAACGGGGGTGAGTGAATCTGGTAATGGACAGACTCGTCAGGTAGGGCGGCGCAAACCTCCACCGAGTCGCCCTGATACATCGCCCAATCGTCGCCGCGCGCCTGGTCCAGTACGTAACTCATGCCGTGCCTCCAAGCCATTCGGGTATCTCTATCGGAACCGTGGGCGCATACCCCTCCATGCTCCGCACGGCCCCAGTGAGCTGTTCGGAAGTCAGGTCCGCCATGTGGCGCACCATTTGATCGGCCATTTCGTCCGCCTGAGCCTCCTTGCGACGGATGTTTTCCAGCACCTCGCCCTCAGCATCGGCGGCGATGAAATGGACGTTCACGGGGTTTTCCTGGCCGAACCGCCAGAACCGGCGGATGGCCTGGTAGACCTGCTCGAATGAGTCATTCAGGCCTACGAAACCGGTATTCGCGCAGTGCTGCCAGTTCATACCGAACCCGCAAATCTTGGGTTTGGTGATGAGCACGCGGATATCGCCCCGGGCAAACGCGGCTAGCTTGCGCTCCTTCTCCGCATTCGTATCCGAGCCCCGGACCTCCACCGAGTCTGGTATAGACTTGGCTAAAGCCTCACTCTCGTCATTCAAGTGGCACCACCAGACCATGGGGCGATCCCCCGGAGTTATATCCGCCGCCTTTGAAACCCGCTCGGCAATGCTAGCCTTCTTTGCCCGCTGCCGCTCTGTCAGGGTCTTGGCGGTCTCCGTTGCCCCGGTATCCACCACGTGCTCGTGCTGGCTAAGTTCTGGAAGGTTGTAGCGCTCATCCGGGTAGCCCAGATCCTCGGGATGGCGAAGCATGACGGCCCACGAGGCCATCCACTTCCAGAACTCATCTTGGGCATGCCCCTTGAGCCGCCACTTCTGGGTGGTGTCCTGGTCATTGATAAAAAAGGTGGACAACATCTCAGATTGGCTCATTACCCCCAGGAACTCGGCATGGTTTCCAAGCTCCATGAAGTCGTTAGGGGCCGGGGTTGCTGTAGCAGCTAGCCGATACGGGGTCTGCTGAAATGTCTGGATCAACGTGCGCTTAGTCTTGCCGTCCATGCTCTTGAGGATAGAGGACTCATCCAGAACCACTGCCCCGAAGCGCATGGGGTTGAACCCGTCCAGACGCTCGTAGTTGGTTATGTTGATCCCGTCGCGCACGTCCTCACCGCGCTTGCATAGCGTGGCGGACACGCCGAACTTTGCGGCCTCGGTTTCAAGCTGGGTCGCCACGGCCAACGGGGCGAGAATCAGAACATCCTCCCCGGTCTCCCGGTGGATGGCATCCGCCCAGGCAAGCTCCATAAGCGATTTGCCAAGCCCCGTCCCAGCAAACACCGCAGCCCGACCACGGCGCAGCGCCCAAGCCACGATGTCGCTCTGAAAAGGGAAGAGGTCTGAATGCAGTCTGGGCACTTCCGAAAGCCCCGCCGGGGGATCAGCCATCCGCTTGCGTTGGATGAAGTCAGTATAACTCATAACGCTTCCTCCCCGCCGCATACCCGGCGCGCCCAGTCCCACATGGACTTGCGCTGGGGGACTAGGCCGCGGTCGAGTAGGTCCGCCGATACCGCCTGAAAGCTAATCGACTGGCAGCACCGCACGCGGTCCTGGATGCGACTGTTCACGGTCGCCATGAAGGCGTGATCTTGCAGGTAGGTCATGCCGCGCCCTCCCGGAAATCGCGGTCGCCGAAGAAAGTGTGCTCGGCGATGTAGGTGCAGGGGATGTTGCCGGTCGGGCCGTTGCGGAACTTCTCGACCAGCAGGGTGGCCTCGGAGCCGTCGTAGGGCTGGCCGGTGTCCGGGTTATCGTCCCAGTAGACCGGAGGCCGGAACGGGAAGATGATGATGTCGGCATCTTGCTCAAGGCTCCCCGACTCCCGAAGGTCGGCCATCATCGGGGTCTTGTCGTTGCGCTTCTCCAGGTCGCGGGAGAGCTGGCAAAGCACGATCACCACCACGTTCAGATCCTTGGCGATCTTGGCCAGCTGCCGGCTCATCATCGCCACCGTGTTCTGGCGGTTCTCGCCGAGCCGGTCGGCCTCCATGAGCTGAAGGTAGTCGACACAGAGAACGTCCAGGCCATGTCGGCGCTTGAGCTGCCGGGCACGGCGGTAGACCTTGCCCGGGGTCACGCCGGTGGAAGCATCGATGTGGATAGGCAGGTCGGCCATCTTGCCGACGGCCTGGGTGATCCTGGGCCAGTCATCCTCGCCGAAGTCGGCGGACCGGAACCGCTCTACCGGGACCTTGGCCTGCTGGGCGATGAGCCGGTTGGATAGCTGGATCTCCGGCATCTCCACCGAGAAGAAGGCGACGTTGTAGCCCCGGCTTGCCATGTTCTTGGCCCAGGTCAAAGCCAGAGCCGTCTTCCCCATCGAAGCCCTGCCTCCGACGATCACGTAGTCGCCGGCCTGAAACCCTCCGAACCGATCATCGAAGCGCTGGATACCTGTCGGGATCCCCACGTCTTCTCCGCTCTGCCGGGCCTGGAAGCGTTTGTCCAGGTCATCGATGGTGTTGCGGAGCACGTCCTTGAAGTCGCTGAATCCGCCGCGCTCGGCATTCTCGGCCAGGTCGAACAAGGCCTGGCTGCCCTGGTCGATAACGTTGTCGGTGTCGTCGGCGTCGTAGGCCTGCTCAGCCAGTTCGCCGGCCTGCTGAATGATCCGTCGGCGCCGGGCCCGGTCGGCAACGATGCGGGCGTAGTGCCCGATGTTCGCGGCGGATGGGGTCTGGTTGAACAGATGCGCTAGATGGCCCTGGCCGCCAACTTCCTCGAGGTCATCCCCGAGCTCGGCCCCGACCGTCACAATGTCGGCCTCGGCCTGCTGGTCCAGGACCGCGGCTATCGCCCTGTAGATGCGCTGATGGTCGAAGCGGAAAAACGACTCGGCGTCGACGATATCGCCAACCAGCTCCAGCTTGCTTCCGTCGAGCATCAGGCCGCCAAGAACCGACTGCTCGGCTTCGATGCTATGCGGTGGAGTCTTGATATCGTCCATGTATTACAGCTCCTGCCGGCTGGCTCGGCTACGGGTTTGCGGCTGGTCTGATCCCTGCCGCGCTTTGCCAAGCCGGTTGCCGATCCACTCAACCTCGATCCCTTGCCACCCGGCTTCGATAGCGGTGTAAATCGCCTCGTCGGCACCGATGCCAAGTTGCTCGCCAGCCCTAGCGGCCTTCTTCATCGCCCGGTCCAGGGCAATTTGGGTTGGAGCCTTGCGGAGCTTTTTGCGGTGCGTAACCCACTCCCGGGCCGCTTCTTCGCTTACGCCGTCCGGTAGGTTATCGAAGGAAATCCGGTCGGATTTTTGGGTGGGCGCGTCTTGTGCGCCCCCATTATTGGGGGTTGTCTGTTGGGGTTGTCTTTTGTGTGTCCCGTTTTGGGACGGGCTTCCGTCCCGTTTTGGGACGCCCCCCGTCCTGATTTGGGACGTGGTGTCCTGTTTTGGGACGTCCTGCTTTGGGGCGGTGTTGGCTGCTTTATGCCGAGCTTCCAAACCCCATTGGGTGTAGTCCTTGTTCACGCCAAGTATCTTCCCGTATCGGCCAGGCCCGGCGGTTACCATGTTCTTGGCCTCGAGGGCCAAAATGGCTTCTCGGCAATGCTGAGCGGATATGCCTGTCATTTCGGCGATCTGGGTGCTAGAAATGTCGTCGGTCTTCTTGCTGTAGCCGTAGGTCTTACGGATGATCGCCATCATTACGGCCCATTCCCGCTTGCCGAGATTGGCTGCCAGGAGCTGGTCGAACAGCTCGTTGGCGATGGCTACGAAACCGTCGCCCGTTTGCGGGCTGGCACCATAGCCGCCCGGATATTCACTCACCGATTGCTCCGGAAAATCGAGAACTTGAGCTGTGTTGGCATCCATGTGATCCTCTCCACTCGGTTTGTGTTTTCGCCCCGTACGCCCTCCCACGGCTGCGGGGCTTTTATTTGGTCACTCCGCGCACTCCACACATCGCTGCGTCCCCGGCACGGCCTCCCGCCGCCCCTGCGGTATCAGCGCATCGCACACCTCGCACCGCAGAGCGCTGTGGCCGTAGAACTGGACGCGGTGGCGGACGTGGGCGTCGTGCCACTCCTGCTCCAGCAATTGCGCGTTATCCGTGCTATCGCCGTCGCTCATGCGCAGTGGTCCTCTGGTGGGTAAATGTCGGGGCGCAATTCATATCGCGGCACTCCCGTAACTTTTTCGATCCCGAGCACGCGCTCTGGTGGAATGCGCCCGACGCGAGCCCAGTAAACGACGTTCGAGCGGTGGACTGGATAGCCCGCCTCGTTAAGCAGGATGGCCAGCCGCCGCTTGCTCCCAGCTGCCTTTAATGCGCGTTCGATACCGTTCATGGGGGAGACTATAACCCCACGTTCTGCGTAATGCAAACATAAACATGCCCACCGTTTGACACCCGGATAATAATTAGGCATGATGGACTCATCGTCACCGGGCGCGCACCCCTCTCAGCCTGAACGGGGGCCCTTGAGGCTGCGCACCAAGGGGCTGACCAACCCCGCCCGGTCCGGCGCCAAACCGAAGGTTCCGCGCAGCGGAGGAATCGGGGAGGGGCCGGGGAGGCGAACCGAGTTTCGGCGGCCTGGGGAGGTTTCCAACCCCTTTCCTGCACGGGCCGCCACCTTTCAACGGCGCCTGCCTCTTTGGAGGTCATGGGTAATGCAACGGGCGGGCGCCGCCTTACATGGAGGACCAGGGCATGGAAATCCGAGTGATGCCGAACCGGAAGATTGTGGAGGCCGCCCGCGAGGCCGCGGCCCGGGGCCACTGGCTTGAGGTGCGCGGCGGGAAGGTGATGGAGATCGTGCCGCGCAAACGGCGGAAGACCGGCCGCCCCGATCCGGGGCCCGACGGCCCGGCGGCGGCGTAGGAGGCAGCCATGGAAATCGATCAGCACTACCGCGCCATGATCCAGGACGAGGTGGACAACCACGGCGTCACCAGCGAGGACCAGCTAGAGCCCGCTATCCGCGACACGCTGTTGGCCCGTCGGATGGAGATAGTGGCTGCCGTAAGCGAACCCCAGGCCCTGGAGTTCCTGGCTGAGGGCGAGGTGGATGACCCGGAATCGGTTGTTGCCCACCTCGTCTCCGGGATCAAAAACGACCCCGAGGGCACCCACGCCCGCCGCATTGGCGAGGCCGTGATCCGGGCTGTCAAGGAATACGAGCGGGACTGGCTCCAGGCCAGGGTGGACGAGGCGGTCAGTACCAGCGCCGACCGCCAGCTCCGGAAGCAGCGCGATGGCGACATCGACCAGCAGATTCACGACCGCAAATGGGGGGTGGTGTGATGTTCGACCCCGATGCCATGGGCGTGGACAGCGCCCCGCGCTGGACCGGCTGGAGTCGGCGGCTGTGGAACGCGGACTGGTGGTTGGGGCCGGTGCCGGTGGGGAAGACCCTGGCGGCCGCCGGACTGATTGGAGGGATCGCGCAATGGCTTTGATCGGAAACCATGCCGGCGTACCCGGCGAGGACGACTACCGCCGCGGCCAGGTAAACGAGCACCTGCGCACCCTGGACGCCGAGCAGGTATGGGACGAGCGGGTGGAGACCCGCGCCCAGGAGCTGCAATCCGAGGACCCGGACCTGGACGACGAGGAAGCCCAGGACTTCGCCGGGGAGCAGCTGCGGAAGGAAGACCGGGAGGCCGCCGAGCGCTACTGGGACTCGGTCGCTTACGAGAGGGGGATGGGATGAGCGATAAACCGTGGACGCCGGGTCCTTGGAAGGCTTTTCGTCAAACAGTAACTCCGGAAGGGGATACGGGCGGCTCAATTCGCATATATGTGATGTCGGGACGGAACATGATGACCGGGAAAGACTTGGTTCCTGGTGAAGAGAAGCGGTCCACCGCCACTTTGATATCCGCCGCCCCGGATCTGTACGAAGCCCTGGAAGTGGTGCGGGACGCCGACGACGACCACCAAGCAGACGGCGGAGCCGGTATCCCGAAGCAGGCCCGCGCCAAAATCGACGCTGCTTTGGCCAAGGCCAGCGGGGAGGACGGCTAATGAATTTCCACGGTCGGATTATGAATATACAGGTCACAAGCGTTGAAGCTCCTATGACGCCAGAACAGCGCTCTGTTTACAAAAGAGGCCACCGCGACGCCCGCCATGCTGCGGCTGAGATTGCCAACGAGGCGGACGAGCAAATCCAGGAGCTGGCGGAGTCCCTGGAGGACGTCCTGAACTACGACGGCGGTGCAGATAGCGCCCTCGAAGATGAATACGTCATGGAGCGAGCGCAAGAAGCCCTCGCCAAGGCCCGCGGGGGGGGGGAGAAGGGATGAAGGCCGCCATCGAGGAGCTACCCAGGGGGCAGCAGGACGTGATCCGCACCGCTTGGCAAGACCTGCACTCCACCAATGAGGTTATCCGCGAGTGGGGATGGGTACGGATAACCACAATCAATGCTTGGCTGACCGGCGCCGGGGAATGGAGTAGCGACATAGGCCAGGAACTGGAAACGCTGTCCGAACTGGCCATGCTCATGGTCCGCAGCCCGGATATGGAGGGCAAGCGATGAACGAAGCAGCCGAAGCCGAGGATATCGGCGGCGGAACCCAGCGTCTCCTAGACCTGGTTGCGCTGTCGGGACGGAATAAAGCTCCGTGGCTGACACCTGGGGAGGACGCAGCCACGGATGACGATGCGCTAGAGGAAGAACAGCGTCGAATGCAAGACCAGATGGAACGATAGCATAGGGGAATCCATGAGCGAAGAACAGCCCGATATCGAACGCGCAACGCAGGAGCGGTCGCCGTCTATCGCAAAGCTAGCGGCCGCCCTGTGTAAGGCCCAGGGGCAGATGGACGGGGCCAAGAAGAACAGTGCCAACCCCCACTTCAAAAACGCCTACCCCGACCTGGAAAGCGTCTGGGATGCCTGTCGTGTGCCGCTCACGGAGAACGGCATCGCCGTGATACAGAGCCCCGGAACCGATGACGGCCAAGTGGCCCTGGAAACCATGCTGGTCCACAACAGCGGCGAATACATCGCGCGCACCCTTTACATGCGCCCGACCAAGAACGACCCCCAGGGAGTCGGCTCGGCGATCACCTACGCCCGGCGCTATGCCCTGATGGCGATGGTCGGCCTCGCCCCCGAAGACGACGACGGCGAAGCCGCCAGCGGGCGCGGCCCGCAGAAGCCGCAGCGCGATTTCAGCGCCGAGCGCAAAGCGATCCAGAAGGCCGCCACGGTTGATGAACTCAAGCAGGCCTGGGGGAATATGGACGCCGAAGCCCGCAAAGCACTCCAGCAGGAGAAGGACCAGCGCAAAGCCCACCTAGACCAGGAGGAAGCGGCATGACAGAAGTCCTTGCCCAACGCACCGACGATTGGTTCGCCGCACGCCAGGGCCGACTCACGGCCTCCCGCGTGCCGGCCATCCTCGGCCACAGCAAGTACCGCACCGCCGACGACGTGCTGCGCGAGATGGTGCGGGAGTCCTACGGCTACGAGCGCGAGTTCCAGGGCAACGCCGCTACCCAGTGGGGCAACGAACAGGAGCCCCGCGCCCGCGCCGACTACGAGGCGGACACCGGCCATTGGGTCGATGAGGTGGGACTCGTGGTCCATCCCGAGCACGACTGGCTTGCCGCCTCCCCGGATGGGTTGATCGAGGACGACGGCTACCTGGAGATCAAGTGCCCGTACAGCGGGGACATGACCGCCAAGCCGGAATGGCTGGTCCAACTCCAGTTTGGCCTCCACGTCACCGGCCGGAACTGGGGTCATCTCTACATCTGGACGCCGGAGCGCGCCCGCATCGAGACGGTGGTGGTCGATTCCGAGTTCCTGGAGCGCAACCGCGTATCCCTTGAGGCCTTTCTCGCCCGATACCAAGAGGCTGTCGAGAGCGAGGAAGTCGCCCGCCCCCATCTGGAGCCGCTGGTGGTAGAGCGGGACGACGACCGGTGGCGGGACGCTGCTTCACAGTTTGCCGAGGCCAAGCGCGTCAAGGAAGCCGCCGAGTCCGACATGAAGGCCGCCAAGGAGCGTCTGGCGGAAATGGCCGGCGACAAGACTACCGAGGGCTGGGGCGTGCGGATTACGCCGGTCACCAAGAGCGGCGGCTATGACTACCGCCAGGCCGCCCAGGATGCCGGGGCCGACCTGGAGCAGTACCGCAAGCCCGGCCGCACAGAGTACCGGGTGACGGTG